CGCGTGCCGGAAGGTCTTCCGCGCACTGAAGGCGAGGATGGTGCGGACGCTGCCGAGGAGCTCCTCAAGGTGCTCGATGTCCCGCTGGAGATCTGCCTTGGCCTCCTTGAGGTCAGCGTGCAGAGACCAGATCTCGTCGTCGGGATCCCAGCAGATCTCCTGCTCGCACCGGACAGAGGCCCGGTGGACGAGGATGTCTGCATCAATCAGCAGGGTGTTCTTCTTCTTCCTCTTCCTCATCATATTCGACGTACTTCAGCGACTTGAGTTGAGCCTCCAGCCCCTGTCGCGTAGGGCCGGGGGGTGTTCCTCGCAGCGCCAGGCACAAGAGCGCCTGAGGCTTCTTCTCTCTCAGGAAGGGCAGCACATCCTCAAGCAGCACCACAGCCCTCTCGCTGTAGACGCGCCACTTGTAGGAGGTCCGGTTGTTAGGCCGTCGGCGGTCTGACCGCTTTTGGATGTGGCCCCCATACAGGCTCTTGAAGACCCGGAGCGTGTAGGGGTAGATCGAATCGACAGAGACCGCGAGCCGGCCGTCCCTGAACGACAAGCAGCCCTCTCCGTCGATGTACCCCGCTAGGTAGATGCGTAGTGCCTCAGTGCGTTTCTGCCCAGTTCCGCCCAATAGAGGTGTCCCCGTCCAGACGGACGTTGAGGGAGTAAGACTGACCCGCCGCCCGGATCGCAGAAGGAGCCAGCTCTGCCACTGTGTCCGCGTGCTTCTCAACGACCTCGATCTGCCACTCGTCGTGCAGGTGCGCGAGCAGGTGGTAGTCGAGCTGATGAGTCACGCCCTCGCTGTTCAGCATCTCGCAGTGCAGCAGCGCAGCCTTCTTCGCCACAGTCACCGTCGCGTTCTGGATCCACAGGTTCAGCACCGAGTGCTGCGAGCGCGGGTACAGCTTCCGACCGTCCAGGGCGACCAAGTACTTCTTCGTCTTGGCCCGCTCCTGCATGGTCTCGACCAGCTTTTGGAACGCAGGGTGCGCCTTGTAGAAGCGGTAGCGCACCTCGGCACCGTCGCGCCGTGAGCCACCAACGGCCTCGCCCAGCATCTGGTCGCCACCGCCGTAGATCAGTGCGAACTGCACGACCTTGGCTTGAGGCCTGCTGATGCCCAGCTTGTCCGCGTTCTCCTGATGCGGATCCCCGTCCTCGCACATGCGAGCGAAGCGACCGTTGTCCCAGTACGCCATCGCGTGCGCGAGGAGCCTGAGCTCCGCGCCGGCGAGGTCAGTGCCCACCAGCTTGTACCCCGTCGGCACCGTCCACAGCGCCCGCATCTCCTTGCCGTAGGTGCTGCCAAGGTTGGGGCACTGGCTGATGTTGGGGGAGTGGTGCGCCATGCGGTGGCTGATGGTGGCACCGCAGGTGATGAACTTGCCGTGGATGCGGTCGTCGTCCTGCACCAGGCCCAGCCACGAGTTCTGCCCCTCGGCCAGTTGGCCCAGACGCTTCTGCACCAGCAGAAAGTCCTTCAGCGCACCGGCCTCCGCGTACTCCGTCTGAAGTTCCTCGAGGATCGTCTCGCTGATCTTCGGGCGACCTTCGCTGGTGAACTCCTTCGGCTCCCAGCCGCGAGCCTGGAACCGCTCTGCGATCTGCGTGCGGCTGCCGGGGTTGAAGGGCACCAGCTTCGTCTTGGTCTTGAGCTGGATCTCCTTCGGCGGAAACAGGTCTTGGAGCTCCGCCTCCAGTTGATCCTTCGAGGCCAGCAGCCGGCAGTAGAGCTTGTCGGCCTCCTTGCGATCGAAGTACCAGCCACGGTCAGTCGCAGCCAGCATCATGTCGTGCGTCTGATGCTCAAGCTCGATGGCTTCCTCGGGCACCTCCTGCTTCTCAAACTCCTGATACAGGCGGTACGTCACCTCGACATCCCGCATGCAGTAGTCCTCCATCTCCTGGCTCCACTTGGCCCATGGGTTCTCCATGTCGTCCCCGTAGTCGTACTTCGGGAACCCAAGGCGCAGGCCCCATGCCTTCAGGGAGTGCGATCCGATCAGCTCGCGCGGGAGCTTCTGCCGCTTCCAGTCGATGTCCCGAATGTGCGGCCATGCGAGGCGAGCGCAGATCAGGGTGTCCCGCAGTTCTGCATCGGTCTCAAACTCAGGATGGCACGCGAACAGAGCCTGGAGGTCGTAGGCAATGATGTTGTGCCCGACAAGCACCTTGGCCTTCGACAGCGCATCGAGGCCGTTGCGAAGGTTGCCAGCCTCGTGGCTGTAGCGCCTCTGCTCGCCTTCGCCATCGATGGTGCAGATGCAGTGGATGACGGTCGGCTCCAGGCCATCGGTCTCCAGATCGAAGAACAGGATCTGCTGAGGGTCACGCACTAGAAGGGCACCTCGGTCTCGTTGTCTTGCTTGGGTTCAAACTCGGGCTCCACCTCGGTGTGCCGGCCTGTCACCGGGTCCCACCGCAGATGGGTTGCGACACCAAGTTCCCCGCTGAACCTGTTCTTCAGGACTCGCACGGTCGTGAGGTTTGAGTCCTCACCCATGGTGTCGCGGCTCAGTGCAACGCACGCATCACTGAGCTGTGAAATGGCCTGTGAGCCACGGAGATGAGATAGCTCGATCTCGCCCCCCCTTTCCGCGCTGCGGCCATCAACGCGACGCAAGTGGGATACCAAGACCATCCCAACACCCGTGGCTTCACAGACCTGACTTCGGAGCGCCGTCATGACGTTGTCAATCAGGCGCCTCTCGTCACCGTCGCCCCAGCCTGACACCAGGATCGACAAGTGATCGATGAACAGAACGTCCACTCGCTCGGCCACCCGCAGGTAGCGGCAGCGAGCCAAGAGGTTCTCGCTGCTCATGGAGCCGAAGTGGTTGTAGACGAAGAGGCGGTCGCGCAGCTCGCGGTCGAACACCTCCTTGATCTCCTCGTCGGAGACATCGCTGCGGTCGAGGTGCAGCGCCTTCTCCATGAAGAGGCCCAGCAGCGACAGCCCGGTGCGCGCCAATCCCTCCTCCAGCGCGATGTAGCCAACGCGCAGACCGGAGCGGATCAGGTGGACAGCGAGGCTGCGGCAGAACTGGGACTTGCCCACGCCGGTGCCGGCGCAAATGGTCACGAGCTCGCCGGCACGGATCCCGTGCAGCATGTCGTTCATGCCTGCCCACGGGTAAGGCGCGAGGCTCTCGGCGCCACGGTCCTCAAGGATCGCCTCCAGTAGATCGTCCCCCGCCACGATGCCATCCGGCCGGTAGGGCTTGGCCTCCCAGAACGCCTGGACCAGTTCCTCTTGCAGCCCCTTGTTGCAAGCGTCACAGACATCGTTCGCGCCCTCGGGCACCAGCATCAGCCGGCAGCGGCCAGGGGTGAACAGGCTGGCGATCTCCTCCGCTGCCTTCTGGCCCGCGTCGTCACGGTCCATGCACACCAGCACCTCCTCGAAGGTCTCAAAGAAGGCGATGTCGCGGGCGACAGCCTTGGCTCCACCGGCTGCACCGGAGGGCAAGGACACCGCTGGGTAGCGGGGGAAGATGTCCAGCCACTTCAGGCAGTCGGTCTCGCCCTCGAAGATGACGATGCGCTTGCCCCCAGGCTTGAATCGGTGGAGCTGCCAGCAACTCAGTTGCCCACCGCTGCCGATGATGCTGAACCGCTTGTCGGCGGTCTTCACCTTCTGCGCGATCAGGTCACCCTTCTCGTTGCGGTAGTCCGCCACCTGCACCGTGGCGCCGTTGACCTCTGCCACCCCGTAGCCCGCCATGCGGCAGGTGCTGGCCTTGATGCCTCGGCCTTGCAGCGGTGCCGGCTGGTGCTTCAGGAACCCATCGGGCATGGGCTCGTGCTCGACCGCTGCCTCGTTGTCGCCAGGGAAGTACGACTGGCAGGAGAAGCAGTAGCCATGGCCGTCGTCGTAGCGCGCCAGCGCATCAGACGAACCACAGTTCGGGCAGGGTTCATGGGCGACGAAGCCCGACTGATCCTCTACTCCCAGCACGCGACAACCTCCATCTCGATGCGGCCCTCTTCGCCTGGCTCTGCCCACAACTTGCTGGAGTGGCTGTGGACGATCTGTGAGTCATCCGCCCAGAGCTGGTTGAACGTGCAACGGTCGAACCAACCCTTCTCGAAGTTGTCGATGTCACCCTTGGGGTGGGTGAGCTTCGTCGTCTTCGGGCGGGTACAGATGAACCTGCTGGTGACGGACAAGGGGCCGACGAGGGGGGAGGTGATCCCTGCCGCCACCAGCAGATCCGGTAGGACTGCGTCCACGGTCTCGCGCCACGCCTTGTACTTGGGCGGGTAGTACGTCCAGCCCTTGCGCGTGACTCGGGGGCGAGGCGCAGGGATCGGATTGACCGGGACAATCAACTCCATCAGAAGTCGTAGTCAGACGCAGCCGGCGTCATCGACTCAGCGACGAAGCCCTCGGTGGGGGCGAAGCCAAAGTCCGACGCGGCTTGACCGCCACCGCCGGCGCCCGGCTCACGGAGCTCGATGATCTGCACCGCGCTCAGGAGCAGCGTCATGTTCGCCACGCCGCTGGCGGTGTAGCCGTAGAACGACCCAGCCAGCTTGGCCTGGGTGCCGAAGCCAATCGGCGGCACCTCGGTCAGGTACTGACCCTGAGCGTCGAAGATCTTCGGACCAGCAGCCTGGAACGTGCCGTCCCTCTGAGCGCGGTACGCCTTGGTGCTCGTCTTGAAGATCGCGTCACCGGGCTCGAGGGAGTCGAGCATCTTGCTCGCGCTCTCACCGATGTCATCCCACCTCTCCGTGTCGGCCGTCAGCCACTGGATGTTCTTCTTGACCTTGCGCGGCTTCTTGCCGGTGGCCGTCTTGACGACGTTGATCCACTCCTCGAACTTGGCCTCGACGGCCGCGAGGAACTCTGCTGCTGCATCACCAGTCAGCAGGATCGACGCCTTGTACTTTTGCTTCTCCTGTTCAGGAGTGAACTTGGTGTCCGGCTCGTTGAGGTAGAGAGGAGCAACCAGTTTGCCTTGGCCTGTGACGAAGTCGCCCAGGCCCCTTCGGAGGTCTGCCATCAGTGTCTAGTTGAAGAAGTAGAGTGAGTCCCGCACGCACGCGGGGTCGAGATCGCCGTACTCAGGGATCTCAGGAAGAACGACGCCGGGCGGAAGGAACGCCTCCACCTCGGCCTTGAACTCAGCCAGCAGGTCGCGGCTGAAGATGTCCGCAGCAGCCTCTCGAATGCTGAGGCTCAACGCCTCTGCATCAGCAGCCACCGTGGCGAAGCTGTCATGCACAACGGCGAAGCTCTTCACCCCGCAGTGCTTTGACTTGAGGATGGTCTTGAACATCAGCGCCGCATCGACGCTGTGGACCCAGTTGGGCGCAAGGCCGTTGACCATCTTGCGCCCGTCGATCTTGTCGGTCTCCTCGCGGATCTTGTGCTGGCGCACCGTGTCACCGATCTTGGTCTTGATCGACCGCGACCTGTACTTGCGGTAGTCCTGCTTCACCGGGTAGCCGATGGCCGTG